AAACGGATTTAATCCGTTAACAGTATTAAGAGCAACAGGTGGACAAGGATTTTATAGAGATCAAGTCCCAATGGGACGTTTAAGCTCAGATGCATTTTTTAATGCATTTGATGCTTATCAAAGCTATCAAAATAAAAACGCAAAAACAATTGATCCAACAGAAATAAGACCTGTTGATCCAATGTTATCAAAAAGTATTGCAGTAAGTGATCCACATGTAACGCAATCAAAAATTATGTATCAACCATCAATTTTAAAAGAAGAAACAGTTACATCGTTATTAAGTAACGGAATGCAAATAACTACAGATGATAAAGTAAAAAGTATTGTTGGTATGACTAGAGATAGGTTTGGCGACATACATTATCACCCATGGATTGAATGGGAATTAGATGAAATGGCGACACAATTTGCAGGTAATATGTGGTTCGAGGCAACACATTGGCGAGATAAAGCATTAAAAGCAATTGGCAAATTTTTTACAGCTAAAAAGACTGATAAAATATCAAAACAACAAATAAGAGATATTGTAAATTCACGAAAAATTACAAAATCTTATTTGCACACACCAAAACTATCAAGTGATTGGAGTGGGTATAATTATACGAAAGCACTCAATTAATGTGCACAAAGTGTAAGAAAATAAGAAAAATAATAACCAAAATCATTGCAAGGAGAAAACGCAAATGAGAATGACTGAAATGATACCAAACTCACCTATTGCAGTACAGAAATCTGTACGAAGTGCCAAAGGCCGTGTATTAACGTCGGGTGATGCAGGAAAAATCCTGCCACTGAAGTACGAATGGTTACACCGCGAAGACGGCGTCCGAAGCGGTAAAGTTAGAGTTAACGTTGAAATGATGGAAACATCAGAAATGTTAATGAACGGAGTCGGAATCACTCTTTACGCACATTTCGTCCCAATGCTTGCATTTGACCGTTTTACCGGATCAATGGATGAATTAAACCGTTCATATAAAAAACAAAATGGCGCAGCAGGAAGCGTAGTACCATTTTTTGAAAGTAATAAATTTTATCAAAGTTCTACTAATACAGTTCATACACATTCAAATGCTAATAATGCAGACACTATAGATTATTATACATCTGCTTCTGATATATTTTATCAAACAATGGGTATACATACACAAGCATCAAATTTAAATACAACGCCTGTTGAGGCATATAATGCAATAGTCAATCATAGACGCAAAGCAAGATCAAAATCGTTACCTTTAAGAAACGCATTTGATCACACATTAGCTGACGCGTTTTGGATTAATAATGGAATGCAAAATATTGTACCTGATTATGACCAGAATTTAATTGACGGACAAGTATCACTTGCCGGATTAACATTTCAAGCACCAATTAAAGCACCAAAATATTCACGTGATGGTATTACGGGAACTGCAACAGCAAATAATACAACAACAGATACATTAGGGTTTTCACCCGCAATGTCTGGCGCTGAGATTATTGACCAAGGCGATATGTATTTATTTGATGAAATATATGCAGAGTTAACAACAGGCGGAAACGCAACAATGTCACTTGCTGACATTGAACAAGCACGTAAAACAGCGGCTTTTGCTAAATTAAGAGCAAAGTACGATGGAATAGACGACGAACATGTAATTGATTTGCTTATGTCAGGAATTGCAGTTCCTGAAGAAGCACTAAAGCAACCAATTTTATTAGGTCGTCAACGTGCAATGATAGGATTTAACCAACGTTATGCAACAGATGGCGCAAACTTGGATAAGTCAGCAACAAATGGTATGGCAACTATTGACATGTCATTCAGAACTCCCGCCTTCAACACAGGCGGTTGCATAATGATCTGTGCCGAAATTGTTCCGGAACAACTTTGGGAACGTAAGAAAGATTATTTCTTATACACAACAGATCCAGATACGTTACCTAACTATCTTACCGACTACCTCGATCCTGAACGTGTCGATGTCGTCCAAAATTCACACCTCGATGTCAATCACGCAACACCAGATGGAACATTTGGTTATGCACCACTTAATCATATGTGGAATCGAGACGCCGTAAATATCGGCGGAAAGTACTACAGACCTGCAAATGACGCATTTGACGAAGACAGGGCTAAAATTTGGTCTGCTGAGTCAATTAATCCAACTTTAAATGAATCTTTTTATTTATGTTCAGATTTGCACAAAAAAGTATTTTCTGACCAAGTAAGCGACAGTTTTGAAATCACATGTCTTTCAGACATGCAAATTGTAGGAAACACCGTATTTGGTGCAGGACTACAAGAAACAGATGCAACAAGCGATTATGACACAATCACTTCACAAGTCGATTCCTCGCGTATCGTTAAGTGATAAAAAGCAGGGGAGTCCTCCCCTCCCCTGCTCATTTTAAAAAGGAAAAACAAAAATGAATAGAATTAAGCACGGTAACACAACAAAATGGTCAGCCGCAAAGGCAGGCCAAATAATTGAATTTGCATCAAGCAAACCAAGACATGTAAAATTCGAATTAACTGCAAACAGCAATGTTGAAATTTGGGTCGCTAACGACAACAAAATGTCTGACGCCGTATTGATTGGAACATCAAACGGAAAAACAGAAATACAATACACAGCATCAGCAACAACGTTTGTGCAAATTAAAGCTGAGAAATCAGCTGATGTATTTGTAAATATACCAGACGTAGATCAATCAGTTCAAAATAGCGATGAACCAAGTTTCACGTCTATTGAGCCTCGCGTAAATAACAGAACTGAATTTGATCGTATGGTTCAATTTATGAAACACAACGAAACACAACGCAACGCACAGCTAGAGGCCGAAAGAGCCGCATTAAGAGCTGAAGTTGCAAAAATTAAAGCAGAAGCGGAAACAGTAGTTGAAGCGCCATTAGAGGCAGTAGCACAAGATGCAGGAGAAACCCCCGAGTAAGTTTCTACGTTGGATACGGTTTATAGACCGTATCCATTTTTGGCACTATGACGAATTGGTGCATAAAACACACGTAGAAGCGGCAAGATCATTAGCAGAACCTAATGCATCAAAATCACTCTGGGTTAAAATTCAGCAAACAGAAAACGATTATGTAGGGGTACACCCTGATATAATTGAGTTTTGGAAAGCATTTTCCAAAGCAATGAAGCGACGGAATATTCCAATCCGAGCGTTTGAATTTGTACGATCTGCAGAACGACAACAAGAGTTATTTGACAAAGGCAGAAGCAAAGCTTCTGCCGGATTTGGTGCACATCAGTACGGAATGGCCGTGGATATTATTCACGCAACCCGTGGTTGGAATTTAAGTAAAAAAGAGTGGGATTGCATGGTTGCAATCGGCAAAGAAGTTGCACGCAAACGCAATATTAAATTGGACTCAGGACATGATTGGAATTTCTGGGATCCCGCACATTGGGAAATAGATAATTGGCAAGACCAAATCAAATAAAAAACAGTAAGTTGAATAACTTACACGAGGCAAACGGAACGGAAACTTCAAGTATTGGAGTTCCGTTTGCCGACCAGATATCCCTACCCTTGTTAAGATATACCTTTTGTGACACTTTTTTCGATTTTAGAGAAAAAATTGGAGCAAAGGAAAGCAATAAGAAGACAAACGTATGTGTATAAGCCCATGTAGATTGGACAACAACCAAGAGGTAGCATGCCGAATGTGTTGGCAGTGCAGAAAAAGGAAAGTATCAGATTACGTTGGTCGATGTATTGCAGAAGCGAAAATGTCAAAGAAGACATTTGCGGTAACATTAACATATGACGGAGATCAGGGTGTTAATGCAGTAACGCTAATTTATAAAGACGTTCAGGATTTTCTTAAAAGACTTCGTAAAAAACATAAATGTCGTTACATAGCCACTGGAGAATACGGAAGTGCAAAAGGACGATCACATTGGCATATAATACTATTCTTTAAGGATAGTTGGCCAGAAGTGACGTCAAATAAAAGGGTAGATTGGAAATATTGGAAACATGGTTTCAGTTATTTTCAAGAACCTGATTGGAAAGGTTTTGAATATTGTCTTAAATATGTTCTGAAAGATCAGACATCAAGGCAAAGCGATAGCCATCTGGCTATGAGCAAAAAACCTCCATTAGGACACGAGTTTTTTCAACAATTAGCGAAGCAATATGTTGAACAAGCACTCGCACCTCAAACATATTTTTATAAGTTTGGGGATGTGAGAGATTATAAAAACCGAGAAAAGAGCTTTATGATGACAGGCAAAACAAGAGAAAATTTTATGGAAACTTTTGTCAACGAGTGGGAAGACAAATATTCACACGAACCAATATCGGAATTAGTTACAGATTACTACGACGATATAACAATATTAAATTATGAAGATCCTATCGATTACGAAGAAATAGATTTAGGACATAGAAAAATTAGAAACCCAATCTTTTCAGATACATTTAATGAACAACAAGAAAAACGCCTACATTATAAACCAGTTAAATATGTAGAACCTTGGATAGAAGGACAAGGAGATGGAATATTTAAAGATATACATATGGTGGAAGCAACATATGACGGAATACCAATAGTATATTGGGAAGACAAAAATAAAACAGGATTGCAAATACTAACGGAGAACGACGAATGGCACGAAAAAAGACCAGAAGTAATACAAACAATAAAACAAGGACAACAAATACAACGACGGCGAACCTACGCCGAAGTACAGTACGCGGAATTGGACGGGGAATAGAAATATACAGTCCACCCGTTGAACAACGGGAGCGAACTGCTACAGCACCGCCT